ATTATACAAAGTATTCAACTGAAACTCTTATACATATGTTGAAAATACTTAAAAAGAATCCTGAAAAAGAAAAAATAGCAAAAGCAGTTAGTCAAGAATTAATAAGACGTAGTGAAGAATTATCTGAAGTTGCGAAAAAACCTAATGCTACTACTCGTCATTTGAGAGACTATCCAGTCAGTGATACGGATGTGGCTAAACCTGTGAAATATGGAACACATCCCTCACAAAGAGTGGATCCTCGCACTGGAAAGAAATATGTTCCACCAAAAAGTCCATTAGGGCAAGATGTGGAGGAAGGCGTTGGCGGATGGTCGGGACCATTGTATGACCCTGATCTACAAGGCACTGGTAAGAAACAACGATATGAAATGATGTTCAAAAACGGACAAGTAAAGCGATTTAGTGCCATGAATGATAATGAGGCTAGAAAGATTGCTGCCGGACACGGAGCCAGAAGTGTTATCCGAATGAAGGGCAATGTCCCCGGTGACAAGATTGGAGAGCAAGGTGTGGCGGAAGGCTCCGACAGAGATATGAGCGATATGGAGCATCATCAGAAAAATGTTGAGCGATTCAGGAAAGATTTGGGGTTGCCCGATAGAGACCGACCCAAAAAAGATCGAGAAACAGATATGGATCATCATAGAAAAAATGCTGATCGATTTAGAAAAGATTTGGGTTTAGATAAGAAGAAAGGTGTGGTGGAAGCTAGTGTGTTTCCTTATAAACCTCCTCGTAAAGGTTCAGTAGCGTACAATGCACTGATGAGGCAAAAGGAACAGGACAAAAAACGAGTGAAGGAGATTGAAGCTATTGGTACTAAAAACCATCACATAGGGGTAGCTAAGGTTACTAAAGAAGAAGCTTCTCCTATGATCAAACCTCCAAAGAACGAGTTTGGCAAGAAAGAAGATGCATTTGCTCATGCTAAACAACATGGTGGTAAAGTGATGAAAAAGACATTTACTCATCCAACATCAGGAACACAGACAGTTAGCTATGTCGTCAAGGAAGATATAGATCAATTAGACGAAATCACCCTAGGAAACTATAAAGAGAAAGCTGAAAACGAAGTAAAGGAGCTCAAACCCCATGCTAAAGGTGAATACGGCGATTTTGCAAAGAAAATCCTTGCAAAACGAAAAGCAGGTTTGCAACGAGCTATGAAACGCGAAGATGTCAACAACGAAGCGTATATGGGCAAAGTGACAACAGTCTCTAATCCTAGAGAGAAATGGATGAAAAGTGTCAAGGATCGTGGATATGATATGAGAGCAGGAGCAAAAAGGCTTCAAGACCTCCTAGACAAACAAAAGAAAGAACGTGCTGAGATGGAACAACGTGCTAAAGAGAAAGGACTTGAATACTAATGTATCGTGTGTTTATCATCTACAAACCTAAGAAACTGATCGTCACGAAAGAACTAGATCGTGAGATTAGAAAAGAATACTCTAGCTTTGAGCTGCTAAACACATACAAATCAAGGAAAGGACTAAAGAAAAAGGTTGAAAACCTTGCTTTGAGATACAAAATAGATGATATAGATTATAGAGCTTATATCCCTGGCGATAACCTTATCCCTATCAACACCAGACCAATCGAAGAACAAAAGATCATTCGAAGTAGGATATCTGCTGGAAGAAAGGGAGTAAAAATGAGCGAAGAGTGGAAAAGAAAGATCTCTGCAAGCATAAAAGGGATTAAACGACACAGAACCCCTGCAGAAAAGCTGATGTATGCAAGTTTTAGATCTAAACTTGGCTACAAGTATAGATGGATTGTTAACATGATTACAGGTGAGAAAAAACAACTACCTCTAGGATTAGAACCTCCTAGTGGTTGGATCTTCAGACGAGCTAGTGGATTAGGATAATGGAAAATTATATAAAATTTAAAGAATGGGATCAACCATCTTTTGTAATAAAAATCACCCTCAACAATAGAATACAATCAACTACTTTAGTTGAGGGTGACACATTTCAACAATTTATGATAGAACATGTAATTCCATATGCTACATTCCAAAAAACTTTAACAGATATAAACGGAAATGTAGAAGATTTCAGAGGTTTTGATAATAGCGATACTGCTAATTTAATTTATCAAAAATTAAATGATCCAGACAGTGAGACCAAACCAATAACTTCGTGGATGAGAGAAAACTTTAGTGAAGTAGTGATAGAGTTATTAGGCGAGCAACCTACTTAAACACTCTCGTCACATAGTAGTAAGCATTAGCAAAAGTAATCTCAAGCTTCTCAGCAATGATTTTAGACTTCTCTGCAGCAGAAAGTGTAGGTTCTAACGATGAAAAGATCTCTAATGCACGAGCCTTCTTGTCATTGTTAGACTTAGAAGCACGTACAACATTGTTCTTAGTTGTGATAGTAAGAGGTTTAGCGGCTTGCTCAACGACTTCAGACGTATTGTAGATGAAAGGCATCTTGGTAGAGACTTGCTCAACCTTACGAACAGCATTGAGAACATTAATCGTATCAAACTTGTCTCGAGCATAGTAAGCCTGCTCAACAAGTGCCTTAGCTAACAACCTAGCACGAACAATGTTATCAGTCTCCTCACCTCCAAACTCCTTGATCACATGATTAGCCTTAGACAACGGATGAGTAGAGCAATCAATCAGCTCACCAGACTTAGCTATTGCATGATGAACGGTCAAATGAGTAGGAATCTGGAACTTCTCAAGGATCTTAGTAGCATTCATAGGTATCTCCAATTGATTTGATCATTGTATAGATGACCAAAAAATAAGTCAACTAAAGTTTGCGTTCATTAATCTTCCAAGTCCTACATTCCCTTTAAACCACGTGTCAAAAGACAGAGATTTTCTAAGTTCTTTTGATTGATTAGGAGAAACTGAGTGTTTAATAAGAGAAGGAAATAACAATAAATGATGTTTTAAATTTGGTGATACACCCATATCTTTAAGAGAAACAGTAGAATAGATAAAATCAATTAAATTGGATTCATTTCTAATTTCAAAAGTTAAATTTAAATTTTCAGGATTATTATCAAAAAAGAACACTCCACTTACAATACTAAAATAATGTTTATGCCAATGATGATATTGGTCTTTTTCTGTTTTATTAAACCAACTATTGGTAATTTTAACATCATCACAAGGAACTTGAAAAAAACCGGTAATAAAATCTAATGATAATTCTGAAAACTTTTTTTCTAAAAAAGTATGATTTTTTAAAATATTAATATCTTCTGAAATAAAATTATGAGAATTATTTTGAAACTTGCATTGATTAAAGTCTTCTTCTAACTTATTAAAAAAAAGATCAGGAGCGTCTATTTTAATTATTGATAAAGCATTTTTTGTCAATGGTATCAGGGTTCTCATTTAAAAATTCCACTAATGGTTTATAATATTTGTTTACAGGGCGATAGAACACTTGAAATGGTTCGTTTGGATCATCTACAGCAATGATCACGCAAATCCATTTACACAACAAATCATGCCTTTCTGCTACCATCTGAGCATATGCTGAACACTGATAAAAGTAGTTAGTGATCCATTCTTCTTTCTTAGGTTTAGATGATGTTTTAAAGTCTACTATGCAAGGCATCCCATGTAACCTGCATATTAAATCACATCTTCCAGCTAATTTCAACTTATCACTGTACAAAGCTGATTCAATTCCATATACAAGATCCATGTACTTCAACAGATAGTCCTTGACTGGATTGAACATATTACGAAACTGAATAGCATCTTTAAAGTCTACTTTGTTTCCTAATAAAAAATCTTCACACAACTTATGAAACTTGGTTCCTCGAGAGCTGGAAGAAGTTGATATTTTAGTTGCTTGTTCCTCTCCTACCTTTTCTCTCCATTGTTTGATCTTATCAGCATTCAATAGTGATAATGCAGTAGTAACTGATCTATAATTGTTTCCTTCTGGAGTTTTATAATATCTTTTTCCATCTTGATAAAATGTTTCAAGATCGATCTCTTTTAGTAATTGAAATTTAAATGGACTATTTGTTGATTTCATGAAAAAAGCTACTAATAATTTTCTTTCTTGTAAAAGGCTTAGGTTTGTTTTCAAAACTTTTAAGAACTATCTTACTATCATTTAGATTAGTCATCATAAACCAAGGATCACCTTTTTTGAAAAAGAATCTCCCATCAGCCTTAGGAAACGACATATTGACAATTAAATTTACACCAAACCTATCAGTAAATGACACTACTCCAGGCATAATCTTAAATGGTTGAGGTTTGTAATAGTAATTATCACAAAAGAACATATCAACCTTAGTGTCACTACAGAACATAATTTGATTAATAACAACTTTCATGTGAACTAGATCTTTGTTGATCAATTCGATAGATGCATTGTGATGTTCTGCACTAACAAACTCCATTGATTTAAAGATAATCCTTCCATCAGAAGATGTGTATACCATAACATCACATGGAAATTTTATTAAAAAGGACCTTTTAAACAACTCAGACATTCCATAACATGTTTTCATGTTAGAATTAGGAGTGTTTAGAGTTCTTGTATCAGCCAACTTAGGAAAAGCAGCTATCAACTCACTAGGTTTATTAAACTCTCCAGCCATGGAATTGTACGGAGCTAACTGTTTATGCCATTGTGGGGGATCAGAAATACATGAAGAAGCAACCTCAGATAATGACAAACCTAATTCAGGATCAATCCAAGGTCCAAAGTGGACCTTTTTATTAAAAAACATATATCACCAAGTGTTTACAGTAGTTCTTATTGTCTTTGAATCAAAATTCTTTTTAATATCTTTTAAAATATTTCTAAACTCTTGATCAGGTTTCTTAAGTCCTAGTCTTACTGGATCTCCAATTGGAGAAGATCCTAACAATTGAACTAGGTGAGGATTATCAAGTTTATACTGATCTAACTTTGAGATGGACATAATCTCATCAAACTCTTCACCTGTTTCTGTATTTCTAAAGCTATACGTTGGCATTTTTCTTCACACGAGGTGGTTTAGTTGTTATTTTGTTAGTATCTTTTTTAGCTCTAGTCTTTTTTGGTTTCTCTACTTCTGAAGGAGGAGGTGAAGTAGGAAACTTATGCCATGGTTCCTTTTCAGCAACTACTGTCTTTGGCTCAACTTTAACTGGTTCTGGTTTGACTTCTATTGCTTGAGCTAAAACTGGACATCCCTCTGGTTGAGGTTGGACAGCAATCCTATCTTTTCCTCCAAATAATTCTCTAAGCCACTTAAGCATGTTATCCTCTTTGATTAATTTTGTTTTGAAGATAATTTAAAAGTAAACCATAAGAAGGAAGGATTACTAATAAACTAATTAATATTTTACTTATAGAGTTATTTGTTGCAACAATATGCCAGTTTGCTGCCATAAACTCGTTTGCACCATATGCGAATGCAGTGAAAAAGAATGCATATGTGTCCAAGAACGTACTAACAATTGAACTTAGAGCTGGAGCAATCCACCATGTAGAATATTTCTCTCTTAGATATTGAAACACATAAACATCTAACATATTACTAACAAAGTATGCTACTCCTGATCCTAACCCAATTCTAAACGCTACAGAGTCAGGTGCTCCTCCAAGCTTCACAACTGCCATAGAAACTATAATAGCAGGAATAAATGCTAAACCAATAACTGCCCTTCCAGTTTCTTTACCAAGCATTCTAACTGTAAGATCAGTTAGAACAACCACTAAAGGAAATGTAAATGCAGCTAAAGCAATAGGATGTCCATAAAAGTCAAACTTAAACTGAACAATATAATTGCTTATAGCTATAATAAGGATGTGTAAACCCATTAGCTTGTATGCTAATGATTTGTCGACGCCTTCTAGTATTTTATTAATCATGATTGTCCTTATCGATAATCATCGTAATCTATTTCAGCAAGTTCTTTTAAAGACTTCTTCTTTAATACATTATCTAGGCTTCTGTATAACTTCCTATTTTTTGTAGATTGTTTAAACTTATAATAGTGCTTGCCATTAGTTTCATCATCATACTCGCGACTACGATTGTTATCTTTCTTGTTCATATAGTATTATTTCTCCTGAATAAGACCTGGAAATGCATCCTTTATGATTTGTGGTGTAATCCCTTTATAGGGTAGTTTCTTATCTTTTACTGCACATAATAACTTTACATCGTCTTTGTCTAAACTTTCAAGTAAACCAATAAATAATTGTTCTCTTTTAAGTTTAGTTAAATCATTATTACCTCCTTCTACAAACAAATACATTCTCCTGATTTCCTGATACAACATAGGCTGACAATCATCAAATACATTTTCTTTGTATGGTGGAGTTCCTTCTGGAAGTACAAACTTGATAGAAGGACAATATGCATGCTTTAACACCTTCAATAACGAATCATTGCTGTGTTTATGGAGAATGTTGATCTTATCTTGTTTTGTCTTTTGCTCAGAAGCTAATTTAAGAATCTCTGCAATACCTAATTTTCTAGCCATATTAAAACTCACTAATGTGTTCCATTAAGTTTTTAAGTTTGTTGTTAACAAAATAGTTGAACAACTTAGATCTATCTTTGTTTTTCTGAAGATAAAATTCATCTAAAACTCTAGCTTCGATATGATCGGGGATATGTTGAAAGTCAATAAGATTTTTATTTCTCAAATAGTGTTCAGGAAATGATATCTCGATATTATCCTTGATCTCTTGAATTTTCTTTGCAGTAAGAGGCTTTTGTCGTAGTCCTTCGACTAGACAATGGTCTGGAGATATGACGTTTGGAATTCCATCTCCACGATCTCCTTTGAGAACTAACTCAAAGAGATAATTAGCAGGATCCTTATCAGTGATCACTTTCTTGTGAACAGGATCATATTGTGACACATTTGCAAATTTCTGTAGTTGAATAAAGTCTTTATCACCAGAGAGAATCATAATCTGCTCTGCTCTAGAACTATTTAGAATTACACCATGTTCTTTACACAACACTGCTATTACATCATCGGCTTCACCACCTTTGACTTGGATGACTCTATAAGGAAAATGTTCTTTAAGTTCTTCTTTTAACTTATTGAGAATATTAAACAAACTAGACCAATCAATATCAGATTTCTCTCTGTCTTTCTTTCTATTTCCTTTATAGTATGGAAAGAAATCTCTTCTCCAATATTGTTTATCATCACAAGCAATCACTAATTCTCCATACTTAGAGAACTTAGTCTTAAGTGATCTGATTGTGTTAAGAACCATATGACGAACAAGGTCTTCTTCAAGTGGTGTGTTTGTATGACTTCCTAGTTGAGAGATAATACTAGAAATCATAATTTGATTAAGGTCAAGGATAAGCATGTTAAACAATCCTGATTAACTGATCAGTAATCTCCTGTAAGTTATGGTTAATCTTCATAGTTCTGTATATACCACTCTTCACTGCCTCTACTATCATTCCTAAGTCTTTCTCATCACTAACATATAAATTGTATTTTGCTAGACTAGCTATTAGACCAGGAATTACTTGATCTAAAGCTTCTTCAACTGCCTCTCTTTGATTGTCTTCTAACTTCTCTAGCATATCATCTAATGATTGAGGAGGAGAGTCAAGCTTTTCCTTTGGAAACATGATAACATTTTTCATAGTTTAAGCTCGGTATTATTGTTATTGTACTCAGTTCTTAGATATTGAGCAATGCTATGCATAACGATCTGATGACAATCCTCTACAACACCATAATTATGTGCTGGAACATGAACAAAGTATCTGGCAAGATTATGTTCCATAATGTGTCCTCCATTAAATCCAACGAAAGCAAGTGTTTGATAATTCTTTCTCTGAGCAGTCCGCAAACCCGAACAAATATTTGGCGAGTCACCACTAGCTGATATTCCTATTGCTAATCCACAATTGTCTCTAAATGCCTCGAGTTGTTTAGAGAACACTTGATCATAACTATAATCATTAGCAATTGCTGTAAGCATTGGTAGATTTGAAGATAAACTAATTACGTTTGGTCTAAGACTAGTATCGTGCCTTACACCTTTCGTATGATCACAAGAGAAATGTTCTGTCAAAGAAGCAGATCCACCATTACCAAACACATAAATTGGAAAGTTGTTGTGAGCTGCCCAATGAATTAGCTCTGTTGATTTATTGATTTGTTCGTAACTAATTTTAGAAAGAGCTTCTTTAACCTCTTTCATGTAGTCGACAAAGTATTCAGAAGACTTCACACAGCACTCCAATTCTTTGCCATTACAGAACTTCCTTCGTTTGAAAAATTAAAACGAAGAGCTTTGTGACCCATTTCATGGAATCTACCTTCAGCATGAATCTTCTTTTCAAAATTATCAAAGTAGAACATTAAATAACCACCTCCTCCAGCACCTAACAACTTACCACCCAATGCACCCTCATTAATACCAATATCATACAAGTAATCAATGTAATTTGTAGTAACATTGTCTGTCATCATCTTTTTAACTAACCATGTTTGGTGAAGTAAATCACCAATTGAATCTAGATCACCCTTAGCAAACAATGATATGCTTTCCTCAGCTTTTTTAACTAAGTGGTCTGTATAATTAATATACTCTTTAGTAATTAAATTGTTTACTTGAGCAGTCAAGATATCATCTGAATTTCTAACTAAGTTTGTATTAATTACTAAAAGATTTCTCTCTAATTTAAGAACAGTATTAGTAAAAGAAATAATAAGAGGAATAGCTATCGTCCTTTCTTTTTCAAAGCTAAAGACATTAAATCCCCCAAATGACGCAGCATATTGATCTTGCTTGCCGATAGGATGTCCACACTTATTGATCTCAATGTCACATGCATCTTCTGCAAGCTCATACTTACTAAATGGACCAGAACCATATGATCTAATAGCATTAAGTAACCCTACTGTAAATGATGAAGAGGATCCAAGACCTGAACCTGATGATATAATGTCAGAGTATGATCCTATCTCTATTCCACATTTGCTTAAAGGTAAATGATCTTTATATTTTTTAATGCATTCTCTAGCTCTATCATGTTGAAGTTTGTTAACATCGTGTACAAGTTCTATCTTTGAGTACATCAACTTAAAGTGTTTAACTTCAGAAAAGTTCATTGCAATGTAAAGGTACTTGTCAATCGTAGCTGATACAACAAGTCCTTCAGATTGTTCATAGTACTTTGGAATGTCACTACCACCTCCAAAGAAACTAATTCTAAACGGAGTTTTAGTTAGTATCATTTTACGACATAATGAAAGACAGGTCCTTCATCCTTTTGAAAGGCTCTTGATTCGACACTAGGATATCCAAACTTAAGAGCATTCATAATGTCTTCCCACTGACCAACGATTTTTTTCCAATCATATCTGCTATCTGCATACATCTTAACAAATTTTAAATAGTTGTTCATTTCCTGGTCTTTGATTACATCTATAGCATGATCTAAAGCATGATAAAACTTATTTGCATGTTTGTTAACATTT